CCCGTAGCCGTCACTTTAATTTGTAGAGCCTTTATGTCGGCCATTTGTTTCTCCTAATGTAAAGGCCAAATAAAAACCCCGCCGAAGCGGGGCCAGTGAAGAACGCCCTAAGCCTTCTTCGTATTCTTCTTTCTGTAAATACCTATCCACACTTCATCTATCATTGTGAGGATGTCTATTTCTACTTGCATCAGTGTTACGCCTCTGAGTGTGCTCCAAGCCTGAAGGTCTAGCCATGTCAGAGGGATAGGGCCAGCTTCTACGAAGCCTCTTCGCTTACTTAGCTCAAGGAAGTCTAGGTAGATGTGGTAGAGTTCTTCTGGGCAAGTGAGTTGATAATACTCTGTAAGTTCTGGAGGAGGGGGCATTCCCCTCTTCTCGTAATCTTTTGCTACGGCTTCTAAGTGCTTGATCGGGGCTGCACTGTTTCCACTCGGGAGGAGCATTTCAAATGTCCCCTCCACGAATTCAACCAACCCCGTTACTTTGATTCGAGCTGAGCCAATACGTTGTGAATAGCTTCAATCACTTGATTAGACAGGAGCGGGTAAGCTGTATAAACACGGATAGCTTCGTCAGCGCTAAACTTAACTTCCTTACCATCTTCTTCGACACCTTCCCAAGACTTAGTACAAGAGGCGAGCATTTTAATGTGCATCTCTTCCAACACTTCATCTTCTGGCGTTTTGTTACGCTTGTAGCACTGTTGCTTATACGCTTCAATCTTCGCCATAGCTTGCTTATAAGCACGGCTACCTGCACCAAGGACTGTAACCTTCAAGTCTGAGTCAGAGCCGTTAGGCAGGATGAACGTGTGGGTGAAGCCCTTTTCGGCGGCGGCAATAGTGTCAATATTCTTTAGATCCATGAGATACTCCTATAATTATTTTATGCAGAACAGTTGAAAAAGGAGGGCTATATCATTTGATATAGCCCTCAACATGGAGAGGCGTTAGCCTCAAACCTCTTGTGCTTCAGGCCTAGGAAGTCCGTGTGTTTCGGAATATCCTGCACCTTGGGCGTTTAAATCTTGGATTGCTTTTAAGCGACATTCACAGGCTAGACGGAATGCTTCAGCTTCCCCTAGTTTCTTGCACGAAAAACTTTTCTTCCTCGACTTGCTATCTATGTCTTGCCACTCGGCAAGCCACCTGTCGTCAGCGCGTTCATAGCGAACACCGTTAATGCCGGATTTGTTTGACTTGTACCTGCCCTTACACTTAGATTGCTGGTAGTGAGTTTCCCACCGCACGTTGCCACTAATATATCCAATATTATTGTCGATCCTTCCAACAGACCATAAAAAGGAATTATCGGGAGCAGGCGCAATGTGGTCGTAGAACGCTTGAAAATCTTGTATCCAATCCTCATCAAAAGATAGTCCGACGTAGCTTTCGTTATTACCTTCAGGATTTAGTACACGGGCTTTCGCGTGAATCCAAGCAACGTATTCCTTTGTTTTGCTCATTCCGTGTATCGTGCGATCTTCCACCATCCTCGACATCACTTCTTTTCTATAACATCCGCAACTTGTCGTCGTACCTTTTAGCAGGTTTTGTGAGTAGACGCATATGGCGTTTCCACAATCACAAACACATTCCCAAGTTGTTCTCTTCTGCCCGCCCACTGTTAGTTGTTTTCGGCCTCCGTAGGAGACAACCAATAACCTAGAAAATCGTTGCCCAATTAAATCCCTGAATGCTGCCATGTCCCCTCCAATCTGCACAGTAAAACTCTATTTTACCATGAGAAAGGAGGGTTGTCAAGAATTAGATTGTTGAATCCTGAATCACAAGGGTACTCATCTCAAGTGAGGCATCAGTCCCCGAACTTAGCAATGCCACGAATGGAATGGATTGTTTCAAACCGCCGACTTCAGCATCATCAACAGATGCGTTACCCAATTTAACGCGAGGCATTTTAAAGGTCATGCTTGCGCCATTTTCGCCATCGAAACGGAAGACAACTGAGACAGCCTCCTCATCGCGGAACTTGGTGAAAAGATCGTCATTTTCAAAATAGGCGGATAGCTCTCCTGAGACAGTTACGCGGCCAAGGAAGATGTCCGATGCGGGCCTCGTATTATCCGGCTGCAGGTTACCAATGATCTTACCGATCTCCGCGTTTGCAGTCAGCTCGAAGCTAAACGAAGTCACAGAAGCGAGTTGTACGCCATCAGCATACAAACTGCCGCTATTCCCCGTCATCACGCCTGTAAGCGAAGGAGCAGCAGGGGTTGTGAAATAGGCCGTACCAGACGAAACCATGTCCTTGCCCATCATACCAAATTCCACAGTAGCAATACTGTCAGGCTCAACACTCACAGAGGCTGTGGTAATCTTAACACCAGTCGCTAGACGGCTAACGCCAATGTCCGTGTATTCCTGTTCAACCGTAAAGCTATCATCTGTACGGTCGCCTGCGGCGAACGGGATAACCAGTTTCTTGCCAGATACAACGGTAGTCACAGAGTCGCCTGCTGCCTTAGTGACAACAATCGAATTAACCGTGATAACAGTAGCCGTAACAGACAGAATAGTGTAGGACTTGTTATTAGCTGTAGCAGGAGCTGCGAAGCCGGACACTGCAATAGTGTCGCCAGCCTTAAAGCCATCCGTCAGCCAAGAGCCAGCAGAACGTGTGAAGGTGTTGCCAACAGAGCTAGAAGCCACTGTGGTGAGAGCACCGGAGGTTACGCCAGCAACCCAAGGGCCACGCAGCAAAGCTGCCCACAGATCCGTGTAGCTGCCCGGAGAGAGTTCTGCGCTAAGAGTTCCTTCTACGTTGTCAGTTCCTGAGCGGGCGTCGGAAGTTTGCGCAGTGGAGACGATTTCAGCAGATTGGAATTGTTCGCGAGAAAGAGAGAGGTCACAAGTGACCCGACGATAAAGTTTGCCTGTACCGGCGGCCGGCTTTGTACCCCAGACACTTTCCTTCGACAAAACCAAAGTCTTATTTACACCTGAAGCAGCACCTGCCATAATAAATTCCTTTTTAGTTTATTAGATTAAATTGTGACGGTGTCACATCTGTACAACATTTCTACACTAATACACACCCAATTAGTTTCTATCGAAATAGATCCTTGACTAGGTGTATTTTCAATATGGACAACAATGCTGTCCTTTGTTATTTGTAAAGCTCGCGGGAAATATGCTACGATTTCTTCTGCAAGGGTTTCAGCATCAAGTGGCCCCTTCCCCAGTGTTTCACTCCACACTTGTACGCGGAAGATTCCTTTATACCGCTTATGTTTAGCGCCAATAGAAGGATCTCCTGTTGGGGCACGATAGATGAAAGCTCGAAGGTGAGTTCCTGTTGGAACAACGCCAACATTCTCCCACAGCACCTTCAGAGACTTCGTATCAGCGAATGCTTTAAGGCGAGATTCCAATGCCTGTCTAATTTTAACTTGGGACATCGTTTCTCCTTATTCCATTGAGGCTGCGATAGCGTTTGCTACAGGGGCGGAAGCTGCTACACCTTTTTCCATTGGAGCGTAGGCAGGAGTGGCAGGCCATCCTAGATATTCTACTTTGTCAGCGTAGCTGGTATTATTAACTAGGTAGGCATCAGTATTCGCGAGGAAGAATTCGTCATCAATAATTGTACTGATTTCAGCTACTTTTGAAGCTAAAGTGGCTTCTCCTGCTATTTCTCCTCCGAGGGGGAAAGGACTGGGACGCCAATTCTTCATGAAATGTCCGGTCGAAAATCTCGAATACCCCTGCCGAGGAGAGAACTCACAGACGCGTATGAATATCTGCCGAGTTTTCGCTGCGGCTTGTTCAGCAGCCCATATAGGCGCTTGCTGCGCCCATGCTGCTATGTCAGATCCGAAGTCTTCTGGCATATCATCGGCGCAACAAAAGATTGTACATAATTTCAACGGAGCCTGATGGGTTATTATGCTTCATTGTCATAATTCTCCACTTGGTATTTGCGCTATCAACTAAATAGTCGCCAACGACGCCGGGATCACGAGGAAATCCAGCTTGCCAAGAGACGTATGCCTCGCGGTCATCCTTCTCGATCAGCACCCCGTTGTATGTTGTTTTTCCCGTTGATTCAAGTGCAAAATTTAAGAGCACTGCTTTAGTACCCACAACAACAGGAGCACTACTAGTATTTGCAGAAGTGTCTGGATCGTAGCCCCCGTTGTCCTGATCTACAAAATATATATTTACGCCTTGGCCCTCTGCGGCAATCATCTTGTCAGCCATTGCTTTGAGACTATTTAAAACTCCCATGTGGCCTCCTAGAATCGCTCGTTGTAGTAATACTCTTCTACACAAACTTCAGTAGTGGGGATTGGGTGTTGCACAATGTCTGGATCTGCCCAGTTTGCAAGCATATCGGATTTGCTAATACCGCCTGCGTACACACCTGCAACACTAAGCCCGCCCGAAGGATTCTTGATAAACTCTTTCAGAAACTTGAGGTAATTATCAAAGGAGTCATTGTGGATTTCAATACGGTCAAGGCGCTGGCGTCCTGACTTCTGACTGAGTGCTCCGAGAATCAAATAGGCAGCTTCTTTACTAGAGGCAATCTCGTTCCCGGTATTCTTCTCCAGAAGGTATTCATACACGCTGTCTGGGAAAATCTCAATATCTAAGTAGTCACCAACATTCAAGCGAACACGGTCTACGGGTTCTGTTAGATCAAGTACAGCCATTATCCATTTCTCCTTTAATCTTTTCTACGAATGCAACGACTTCGGAGAAGGTTGCTGTTGTTGATTCTGTTTTGAATCCTTCTATGTTCCTTGCCTCTTCGCTCAGCGGGAAGGTCTGTTGAAGCAGCAGCTCTAAATCGGCAGCTTGTCGCCCTATATCAAACTCTATAGAGAACATTCTCTCTATGTTTGCAGAGTGCTTTGCCAAAGTGCGGATATGTTGCCGCAAGCGGCTCTTATAGCTGCCTGAAATACCGAAGCCAGTAAATCTTCCGCAGGGTGTGCTAATGTCAAACACATACACAACAGCAGGTTTCTCCCTCTGAAATCCGGTTATAGCACAAGAGGGACAACCCTTTCCGCTTAAATGATCGCCGGGGTTCTGCAGGAACTCCCCATGTTCTCTGCAAATAATACGCACAGGTCTTAGGGCGGCAGAATAAATGGATGGGCTGTAATCATACTTATCCCCGTGTACAGCACGAGCGCGCTCAGAAAACGTCTTTGCAGAGGGGGCGGATCGTGAAGCTGCACGCTGACGCAGCCCACAAAAACTGCAGCCCCTGCCGCTTAAATGGTCGCTTGGTGTGATCTCGAAAACACCGTGTTCCTCACATACAATTTTGACTTTTGTTTTAGAGGCAACATATTCGACTTGCTCATACCCGTATCTGCCCCCATGCAGTGCATGGGCATTCTCCTTAAATACCAGTGCTGCGGGAGCAGCGAGAATGGCAGCATTGCGGGAAGTGGAGCATTTCCTACACCCGCTTCCTTTTAAGTGGTTGGCAGGAGTTTGCTCAAAAATCCCGTGCTCCGGGCAGATAACCTTGACCTTTGTTTGTAAGGTAATATACTTTACTAGGCTATAATCATACGTATCGCCGTGTATGGCCTTGGCCTTCAGTATAAATTCTTCTGTGGTCGTTCTACGAGTCAATTAAATACCTCTTTGAAGTTGTTAGCCTCTTTTCAAAGAATCCTGTATAAGACGCTTTGAAAAGAGGGGCCGAAGCCCCTCAATGGCGAAGTCGCCATTATATCACAACTTAACCCGTAGTACAAGCCACCAGCGAAGACGGCTGGGTGCAATAGAACAGGTTAGCCATTTCCAGTTCGAAGTCCACGTAGTCGTCACGAGGATCAACGTAGGTACGCAGGAACATTTCTTGACCCGGAGCACCGATCTCAGACATTTTATTGCTCGGGCCATACACGCCACGGAACAGGTTACGAGCGCCGCGAGGTAGGGCGATACCAGTATTGGCAGCAAGGAAGTCCTCAGTCGAGCCAGACGGCAGATTGAACGTCGGGTTGTAGCAGATGAAGCGGACGCCTTTGTGCTCGAACATATCCTGAACACCCCAAGCAGTATACTGCTCAGTAGCTTCACGATACTTGGCAGAGCTTTGATCACCAACCAAGTAGTAGGACTTCATCGAAGCATGGCTAACCAGCTTGTCAAAGAAGTCTTCATCCACGTACATATCCACGCCGTTCATGCTGGAAGTCTTCAGGCCAGCCTTAACCTTACGCTTCAGTTCCATGATCTTGCTATTCACGTCTGTGGTGCCCGTGTCCAAGTCAAAATCCACTGTTTGTTGTGATACGCCGAATTCGGTAAACATGTTAGCAACAACAGTTTGATCCGGGGTCTTGAAGATACCCTTGATGGCTTGACATTTCAGATACTCTTGCATCTGGTCAGCCAAGAAGCGGATGTCACGAACCTTCTCAGCAGAAGCACGAGCAACAGTTTCTTTGTCCTGTACGCCCGGAGCACGCCAGCCGAGGATGTCTTCAGCAGTCAGGCTATCAACGTGCTTGAAGTAGGTCAGCGGCAGGCTGAAGGTTTCAACCTTACGTTCATGGCCCGTGGTAGGAACCTTAGCACCACGAACAGCTTGAGGCAACAGAGTAGTGGTGGAAGTGTCCTTGTCGAACACAATAGCCTTCTCGGTAGTGCCAGTCGTGGTGAAAAGACCTTGGCCGTTAATCAGGCCAAACGACAATTCAGCTTCCGAGATTGCTTCATGCCAATCAGTCGTTTTGAACGAATCAGCATAGTCACGAATAATAGTCATTTGTTATTTTCCTTCTTAGACAGTGGTGAGGGCAGCAATGCCCTTGGCTGCCAGAGCGGCAACAACAGTGGTAATCTGGGGTGCAGACAGAGCATCCTTAAACAACAGGCCACCTTTAGCAACACCGGCAGCGCCCTTGGCAGGCATGCCCAAAGTAACCAGAGCACGGTCACCCACCGCAACACTCTTAATATTAGTATCGAGGAGGATACGGACATCAGCATTCAACGAGGCGACAGCAGCAGCAGCTACCCAAACATACTTACCACCAGACAGATGCAGAACAGCACCAACATCCATACCAGCTTCTACGGTAACGGTATCAACCGAGCGGCAATGGCCATACTCGGGAAACTCTTCATACACCAACACTGCGGACGGCTTAACCGAACGAGTAGCGAGTTTAGTCATTTACTTTTCCTTTTTCTTAGAGAGATACTGCTTAACATTCAGGCCAGTTGCTTCAGCAGGAACTTCTGCTTCACCGCTGACGCCAATTTCTTGAAAACTTACAGATTCAGCTTCCTTGGCATAAGATGCCGCAAAGCCGGAAACTACCAACGCATATGACTCACCATCCAAGCCGCTAATGGCAGCAAACGTGGCATCGAGATTGGCATTGTCCGCCCCGATAACATTTGCAAGCATTTCACGCTTGTCAGTAAGCTCTTTTGCCTTAGCTTGAGCAACCACTTCTGCTGCCTTTGCTTCAGCGTCCGCTGCATAGGCCGAAAGAGCCTCCAGCTTGCCATTCATCTCTGCCAGAAGAGCATCCTTCTGAGCAATGACGGAATTCAATGACTCCACAACACCAGCCAATTCAGTAAGCTGCGTAGAGAGTTCGTTTGTCAGTTCCAACGGAGTAGCTGATTCAAGCACAGCTTCCGGGGCGTTTTCTTCCAGCTTCTCATCGGGGGCATTCCCCTTGAGAACTTTCTTCAGGGCATCAAGCAAGATTGCCTCCTTTAGTTGGTGATATAATTCAAAAATTCACGAGGGGTCATAATCTTATTCACAAGACCGAGATCCAACGCCTTTTCTGCATGGAACGATTGTGCGTCCATAGCCAAAATCGTTTCCACCGATAGGCCGGTATAACTGGAAACGTGTTGAGCAAACTGCAACCCAAGACGATCAACGTCTTCTTGAATCTTGCTCAGAAACTTATCAGAGAAACTTCCATCTGCATTGAATGGTGACTTGCCGTCAAGAGAAGTAATCACCACACGGCGAAGACCTTCTTTCTCTAGCATCTTTGCATCTTCCATCAGGGCCACGATGCAGCCAATGGAACCAGCAGAAGCATCAGGGGAGATAATCACTTCGTCTGCAGTACAGGCCCAAGCGTATGCGGCTGAGTGAGCCCCCTCTTCGATGAATGCATAGATTGTTGCTCCAGCTTCGTTAGCCATCTGGCGAACTTCGTTTGCCGATAGGAAGCAACCCATAGCCTGACCCCCACCGGAGGCATAGCTGAACACGAGCTTCTTAGCACCTTGTGATAGGGCTTCCTGTGTCTGTTCGATCAGTCCTTGGTAGGACGTGCCTTCTGGACTACAGAGCATCTGAACGGGTTTGTAACTTAGAGCACCTGCTACGTTAATGAAGGCAACATTGCCTACCATATCAACGTCTGACTCTTTACATTCTACTTGATCACCTTTTACGAGCATTGCATCAAGGCCGTTCCGCAGAGAAAGATAATCTACGATTGGTGCCAGAGTCTCTGCTGTGATGTACTGAGGCGTGTTAAAAACTTGACCAGCAAGTCGTAATAGTTTATGAGGCATAGTTTTCCTTATTCTGCATTCTCAGTATTCGCTGATGATCTGTCCCCGCCGCCCGGCTTCTTCGCCGTGCCCTCGCCTGTGACGCCAACTTCCATTCCGTCACCGGATCTGGAGGAAGACTCACCAAGCAATTCTTCATGTACGGGTTCGTCCTCTGGATATCCTTGCAAGCCAAAACCAGCTTCACGAACATAGTTCATAAAGGCGCGATCTTTTTCGATTGCCGAAACGCTTACAACACGTTGCACAAGCTTACCAATACTGTCTTGAGAAGGCTTACTAATCTTGTCAAATTTCAACTGAACGCATTCTGAAGCGTCCCACTGATTCTGTGCGTAAATCCAAGGGATGATTGTCTTGTTAAATACAGCCTCAATTTCTTTCAATCGGTATTGGAGACCAATCTCAACCAGTTCTGTTTTTCCCTCAATCATTGACTGAGAGCCAGTGCCGTTGCTTCCGACTTGAAGAATATCTGCAAACAGACTCAGAAGAATCCGGCTGTCCCAACGAGAGATAATCTCGCTAGTATCAAAAGCCTTCGCACCACTAGAGCTGAGAAGCTCCGCAGTGAACATGTCTTCTTTACTCTCAGCATTGCGATCAGACGGGATAATCAAAGCCGCTTGTTCGCCAAGGGACACGTTGCGGGCAACCTTCTTGAAGTCTTCAGCAGCAGACTTCTTGCCTGCGTCTGCATTTGGATCAAGATAAGCTGCTGGCATCTTCATCAGAAACAAGCCTGACAGGTCACGGGCTGCACCAGTAATTTCTGCATCTTCGATTGAACGCTTATAGCGCCAAGCGTTGTATGCTCCACGGAGGATGCTCACGCCCTCTGGATTGTTATTGATCGGCATACTTGTGAAGATTGCCAGCTTCTCAACTGGAAGTGTAATCTCGGTGCCATTTTTAGCCAGTGAAGAGTAGCGGGAGCCATACTGCATATTAGCGGTAGATTGCTCAACAGCCAACAGCACGCGGCCATCTTCGCTAAACACCCAGCCAGAGATAGTTGATTGTGAGCGAGGCTTCAATCCTTTAAGGCCAATTAGGCCGTCCTTGTGAGCACTCTTCCCCGGAAGCCTGCGCTTGGCTTGCAGCTCAAATACTGAAAATCCGTAACGAAGGTAGGAGAGAATAGCTACAAAAGTGGAAAAGAAACTTTCGTCCATGTCGTTAAACACGGTTTCGATAAACTTCTTCTCTTCTTTCTGTTTTGGAGTGGCTCCAGCAGGAGGGACAATTTTGTATGAAGATTCTGCGAGGTATACCGTGTAGAACTGAAGTGCTGCGGATACAGTAGCATCCTTAGACATTTCATCCACGGTCTTGATTCTCTGCGGCATCCGCCAAACTTTGTCTGACTCTTCAAGAATCTGCTTAGAGACGTTCTTCAGGCCGGGATAACCCGTTTCAGAAAATGCAGCAATACGGGGAGCACCTGCAACGTCTGGATTTTTCTCCAAGAGGCCAGTGTTTAACTCTTCAGCCAATGTAAGCCTCCTTTAGTGTTATTGTTCATGTGAATTCTTATACCATGTATTATAGCACGATAATTTTAGCAATGCAAGTGTTTTACTAAATATATTCTAAATACCTAATAGAACACTTGCATATCTAGGTATATCTAACCGATAATGGTTAGATTTGGTTAGTTTATGGGAGATGGACGGGTGAATTCAGAATTGCCGAGAGAGAAGGTGGGGAGGGTGTTTTGTCGCATCAAGACGGTTGCACAATCTGCCGTGGCATCCACTTGGTCATCGTACACGCCTCTTGCACCGCCTGTAAAGGCCTCTAGTTCGTCGTACCACTTATCTAACCAAGGGCCACGCACAGCAGATACGTTACCACTCTCTGCCAGACTTGCAAACGGCAAGAACCTTTTCAGTTTATTGGAGTGCCCTGTTGTTTTAATACCCTTCACTGTAACCCCGTTCTCTAACAGCGTCCGAGACAAGTAGGAGAAAAAGTGTGCTCCTGCTGCTCCCGGATCTTGAGTAATAACTACCCTACAATCATCTACACCATCAGCAAGGGCTGTCTTGATAATCTCCTCAATAACCTCTGAGGTGCTCTTCCTGAATCTATGGACATCTAAAACATAATACTGACCCGCCTTGCTCCTGCCCATGAGAACCCCTACTGAGTAGTCACCTCGATTTGGTTGCCCAAGGGCGGGTTCTGGTGTAGCTGCCAAGTCCCATGCCCTCACCAGTTCCATATCGAACTCTGGGCGGCGATCAATCTCTTTTATTGTGTCTCGGCTAAAATATGACTCTGGATTTTCTCTGGCATTCCATGAACCTTTCCAGAGCCGCAGTTGATCCACTTTCTTCAATGACTGGAGAAACGAGATATACTCAGGGCGTGCTGCCAGTAGAACGGGGTTATCTTCGCAAGTTGCTGGAATGAAGCGAAAGCTGAGGGGGAGTGACTCAGGAAACCTTTCAATAAGGGCTTCTCTTGAATCTTCCCAGTGCATTGTGTTGTTGATACGCACAAACCAGCGGATCTTGTCCTCTGTCCCCGGCAGTGGCACACCATCCTCATCCAAGCAGTATGTTACCCATTCCTTCAGCCAACAGTCTCGTGGGTTAGCTGTAAATACCATCTGATGATGTAGCTTACTCTTTGAGCGCATACGAGATTGAAGGTAAACTACTGCCTCTTCTGCATACTGATTCTGTACCTCATCGAAGATTACCGCATAGTTACGTGGCTCGCTACGCCACTCTCCGATTGCTCGGAGTGCCAGACTATATCACGATCTGCGAGAGACCTCTTGCGCTTCGATTCCGCTTGGAACCTACTCCCCTACCGGGGATAGTCGTTGCACGTTCCCTCTGGTGAGGGCTTCGCTCAGGATTGTCCCATAAGGAGTTCCCTGAATTCACAAGATTATTCGACAAGCATCGCTGCCTGAAGCCGCCTAATTAACGGGTAAACTGAGTCCCGTCATACCCCGGAAGGTCTGCGGCAGAATTCAGCGTCTTAAAAGAGATAGTACAACCACTTGGGAAAGTGTATTGAAGAATGTCCGCCCTGAACTTTGGCTTCCAGTGAGAGTAAATACTTTTTGACTCGTCCACCAGTGCGCCGGGCGCTATGAGTTGCTATTTGTTCATACAAGCCGCTACTCTTGTACCGCTTTCGCTGCCCATATTGCTACGGGTATCGGACTATATTATCATCCGTTCTGGATGTTCTGCGCTTCGGGCACGCTTGCGCCCTACTCTCTTTCGAGATAGTCTCTACACCTTCCCCTGCTAAGGGCTTGGATCGGGATCGTCCCATAAGGAGTTCCCCGAGTTCACAGAATTTGCACCACCTATCCCTAAGTGGTGGCCCCAACATTAAGGCCTTGTATTGCGGATAAAAACGATACGGGCATCTGGATCGTCTACACATTCAAGCTGTTTAAGCATTGCACAGTAGGATTTTCCTGCCCCTGCGCCTCCGCCGTACAACACAATATTGGTTGTGTTGTCCATCATAAAGAGCCGCTGTTTATAAGACTTCGGGCCAAATAGAATTGTTTCAGCCATTCACCATCTCCTTCCTAATAAATCCGACTTCATCCTGCTTAATATGAAGAGCCTTTACAGCTTCCTCCTCTGTCCTGAACGTGCCAACATGATAGCGAATCTTATCTTTTATAAAACTTGCACGAAATCCTGTGCTACAGGGGAACACGTTGTACGGTAGTTTGAATTTGTTGTAGAACATAAGATTTTCTCTGATATTAGGAGCAACGCCTGTCACAAGGAAGTCCTTTGCGCATTGAATTGCAATCTCCTTGTCTTCCAGAGCAAATGTTCCATACACCTTGTTGTTACACTTCAGCGTGTAGCGCCCTTGAAAGATAGATAAGTGCTTAGGAAGACCTCTCCGTTCTTCATTAAGAAAGTCACGATCTCGTTCGGAAATGAAATCCTCTAAATTGACTTCAGGAACATCGTTCAATACTGCGAACTCTCCATACCTCTTACTTGCCTCAACATTATAAGCAAAGGCTGCTGCTTCTTCCGTAGCAAAGTAGCCAAGGTTTGTTGTGACTGAATTGCTTTGAATAGATGCAATCCATCGTCCTCGGGTATCTAGCTGCACACCTTTGTAAATACTTGTATAGTCATCACCATGTCGAAGAGCATTTGCAGTATTGTCACGAACCGTGGCTAGACGAAGATTCTCAAGGCGGTTATCATCTCGAATACGATTTTTGTGGTCGATGATGTAGCCCTTCGGTATGTCTCCGTTGTGCATAACCCACACAAGGCGTGCTCCGCGCATACGATCATTCCGCCCGTGCTCCATATCTGCAACTACAATGTACCCGTCCTGATCTTTGCTTGTAACAACAGTGTTATTCCGCTTTCTGGTAATTTCACCTGTCTCCGCATTAAATAAAAACTTATTAATAATCCGCTCTTGTTTAAAATCCACTTAATCCCCCTCTCCAAGATCCGCACGGATCAAATCCCTACGGTTTCCACTGTTAACAACGGTCACTGCCGAGTTACCAGCCTTTTGTACGGCAGCAATCAGCCGCTTCATTTCCTCTAGTGTCTTGAACTTCAAGTCTGGGCTGTCAAGCACTTGCTCGACATATCCCTCTTCATCCACATGACACCAGTGCAGGGTGATTTTACCACTAAGCGAGACAATACGCAACTCTTTTTCCACAACAACTCTCCTAAATGTAAACACAATAAAGCCCCTTCGGGCATTCTCAAAATGAGATACCAGAAGAGGCTTATGCTTACACTCTAAAATGTGTCCTGTCACGCAGGCTTCTGTTTGTTCTTAAAACTGAGAAGGTGATCGGCCTCGAACCGATAACGTCCTGAATGGAAGTCAGGTACTCTGCCAATTGACGTACACCTCACAAGAATAACTATTGACATTCTTACGTGGCTCAATTGCCAGAGTGTCCCGATGTGGGAGCGCGTATTCAATAGTTATTCTTGTGCCTCCTGATCTTCAAGAGGGCAAGCCTGCTTACTAACATACAGGGACAGCTCTTACGAGGCTGACAGCCACACGGTTCGTCTGATTAGAGTCTCAGCAGACTACCGTAGCGTTTATTTATAGACGTTACTACGTCGCCGTCTTCTCAGCCGGTCGAAAGGAGGGAAACTCCCGGCTAAAATTCTTATTCCATAAACGCATTGTAACATGCGAATACGCAGAAGTCAAGTTTTATTTACACTCAAGCATTAATAACCTTCTCCATAGAGAGGATGACGGAAGGTTCAAATCTTATGATTGGCTTGTCATCTTCCTCTTCAACATCCCTTGGCCCCAGCTTCGGTGATGCTGCCATTACAAGCCTTGCTTGTGCTATGGAACGCCCAAGTTGATCTTTGCTGATGGATTCTGACACAGCAATGCGCGTTGCAAGCAATGTCTTAGCCACATCTACGCGGAGCTTAGGATCGGCCTTCTCGTCCTTGAGTACATCTGTGAGCGCGGCGATAGTGTCGGGAGTGAGCTTGTCAAGTTGCTTCAAAAGTTTTGTAAGATCGTTGCGTCGTTCAAAGCTAATCTGTGTTACAGGCTCCATCTTTTGTTTAGGCTTCTTCACAGCCACTTCAGTATTATCACTCATTCTTTAATTTCTCCCTTTGCTCCTCAATCTTCAAGGCGTACTCATGTGCTACTTCTGCGTAGGCTGCTGCTTCGTCTGCTCTGGCGAGGATTGAAGCCAGCTCTCTGCGAAACTCTTCTGAAAGGTAACCTTCGGAGGCTGTGTCAGCAACAGTGCTGGAGGCTGCAGGGGAAGCTCCTGTGGTGGCTTCACAGACGACGGGGGAACGCACCCAGCTAGACTTATCACGCAACAAACGACTAATAGTGGCAGAATCTGCATTACGCTTGGCTGTGAAATCCACAGAGAGCTTGTTAAGTTTTCCAGTTGTTTCATCATTCTTCCTCTCAGTCTGCAATACTTTTTCCGTCAGCTTCAGCACTTCTTTGCTTTGGACGGAAACACGTTTAGCCTCAACGGCTTGGTAATAATCTGCTGTAAGGCTCCACGCCATCCAAGAGCCGCCGCCAAGCCCTATAACGAAGGCTGCTGCTACAGCTATGGCAATGCTTTGTAGGTTTAACATGTCATTCTTTCGTCACAGATACAGACCTAACTATGTACCCAATAAATGTTCCCACAACACCACTCCACAGAAGCAAGTAGTCCTTCCATTCAAGTGCCTTATCAATCACGCCGTAGCTAGTCACTGCGAAGAATAGCACTAACACTACTCCGCAAGCCCACAGGATAAATTTGTTATTCATTTGTGCAATCCTTTTCAAACATTGCTCGTTCTTTAGCTCTGCGTGTTATAAGCCCTTTAAGGACAATACCTCCACCTGTTGTATATCTCATCACAGGCTTTCCATCTTGCATCCTGATAGTGCCATCCTTGTTCCTCTGCGGAATCTCATTGAATGCTTTAGCAGCTTCCTTGCAAGACTTCGTATTCACCCATTTAGCCATGTCTCCACAGACAGCGCCTGTGTTAAAGTTGTACGAGACAAGTGCATCATAAGAATTCTTTCCTAGTGGCACTTTAATACATCGTACAACGTCCTTGGCTGCGATAGCGAGGTCTTCCTTTAGCCAAGCCCTACACTGTTCCTTTGTAGCCGTCATGCCCTTATAAACACCTCTGGTGTGCCCATTACAGATGGTTGGCAATTTCCATCCAGTGTTTGGTGAAGGATCTGGGTAGGCCATGTAAAGCCCTTGAGCATTCTTAGGCCCAAATCCTTCTTCGGTTTCAATGAAGGAGAGAAGCCCTGCTGAGATACCTAGCGTAGCAAGAATAGCTGCTAGCACTTTCTTTACTTTATTTGGTTCCATATTCTCTCCTTAATTTACCTCATTATAACACAGTAAGTTTAGCAAGTCAATCCTATAGACAAAATAAAAGGAGGGCCGAAGCCCTCCAGATATTAAACTTTGTGAAGAGGGGCTGTGGTTGGCTGGAGGGAGGATTAGAAAATCAGGCTATCAAACGCGTCCTTGGCGGTCATAAACACAACAGGCGCAGCGACGGCCACCCCGTTATGCAACTCGGCCAATGTGCACCCGGCAGTCGTCTCTCCAAATAGGTACGTCTTATCTCCAATCACCACGGATGAAACTTTATGTTCCCCGCAACAGCCCGCTACTGTCCATTCAAGCTGTTCGAATTTCACAATGCGCTCACTTTCTTTAGATATGGTTGATACAGCGTGACGTTCCCGGGAAAGTACCCATAGACTGCTATTTGTGTTGTAACAATCTCCGGGTCATTCGAATCGGCACCCGGTAACGCGAGAGTCTCGGCCCCGAACACTGCAGAGGTTGCGCTCCCTGCCACTATTACCCCGGGAGTCACGTAGTCGCTGTAGAACTCGACCCCCCTTACAACAACAACCCCTTGTTCAACATTCGCGCAGTTCCGATATGCGTACCCGTATGTAGAACTTGCCTGTAGCCCATTATTTATGGCCGCTGCGACTTCGCCCGCCGTAGTAGCCGAGGGTGTCGCGCCAGACACTGTGATTGCAGTAGTAGCGGCCTTACCGTCAAACTGCAAAGTGATTTGATTATTTACGCTGAGATCATACGGGCCTGCCTTCCCAAAAATAGCGGGCATCTCGCGGCGGGCGGGCTCTGCAACCACCCGGAGCGTTAGATTATGAACTCCTGTTCCGGTGACGCGATTTGATTTAACTCCGCCGTTGTTCCCCCTCGTCGCGCTATAGGCGCCCCAACTCGGACGGGCGTAAGCCTCTACATATCCGCCTCCTGCGGATACCGCATTATCCATCTCAACGCAGATCCCAAACTCATAAACACCGGGCTCAAGTGGGGTGGCGCATTCGAGCATCAACCCCTCAGCGGTCCCTGTGCCTGTCCATTTTATCTTCCCTGCCCCGTCCCCCCGCCCGTCATCTACTGGCGATACGGATGTAAATGCTGCCGAATTTGAGGCAAAATGCCAGCCCGGTACAATCGTCCCCATTGACCCAACCCCTGTTCCTGAATTCCATACCCCTACCGCAACCGCCCCTGAGTTCTGGAATCGCGGATTAAACAGCATATTCCCTGGCATACGTGCTGTTGGAAATAAGTCCTGCGCTGTAGATGGCTTAGGGCAAATAATCTCCCCCGCGTCAATTTTTGATTTTACGTCCAGAAGGAACAAGTTTAGATTGCTTTCTGTTTGATCGTAATAGGGCGTAATGTCTGTATTCTCGATGGCGTACCCACTAGTCCCATCAACTAGGACGGAGTGACATAGCATGTTTACATACCACGGGCCGCTGTCGATAAGTGCTCTGGTTACCGCATTCAGGCTCTCAACTGTTGGGTAGCTTGCGTATAGCGCAGCGAAATGCGGATACCAGTCACCCTTAGCCAGTAGCGCTGTAGGCATTGCCCTCGGTGCAATGGGGCTTAGCGTGGCTACATCTACGCGAGCGCCACGGTATTCAGTCATAGCCCCCAGATTAATAGAGGAACACTCCGCCCCAGACTGCGCGAACTGAGACACCCGCAACCCTTCCGCTTTCAACAACTGGTGACTTCGTGACAACTGACGATGCACGCAGTACATTTGCCCAAGTCCAGAGACGATAATCGCTCGCTGATGACCCGCTTCCCATTTCGACGCATTCCCCCCACTCGGCAAAGTTGTTGAAGCCTCATCTCCCTGCAAATAGTTCTCCCTAGAGACACTTTCAATGCCGTTATTTGTCAAATTACAGCGGAGTCCGCTTATTGCAAGCGCGTTTATTGCGGCGACTACGCCGGAAAGTGTCGTTGTCACAGTCAGGTCAATCGTCAGCTTAACCACGCCGCCGATCATTAGCTTCAATGCCGCCGGGGAGGATGTGCGTCTAAGAGAGCATCTGCGTTCTTTGTAGTCTCCTCCCGTTCCCGGCTGCCAATCAACAACTATTCCGCCGGAGGCTGCGAAATATTGGTTATTAGTAGCAGCTTTTACATTTCTAGCGGCGCTTGTCCTCAGAAACGATTTACTAGGCTCATCTCCGGTCAGCTCCGGGGCCATAACTGCGCTCCAGTTTGGCATCATGTTTATGCTCGATACAATCTCAGCAATCGTCAAGTTTGCGGCATAAGTAATCTGGGCATTCTCCGCGCCACCCCCTCCCGTTAGCGTAATGTAACTATTTTCAACATGAACCGTCGCAACACCAGCGGCGCCAAGGTAACGAATACGTATCCCGGTATTCAGTCGCTCCCAGCTAGTTGGGTGCCTGTGACCATGAGATACGATTTCGCACCCGAAGTCCTGCAATTCTCGTAAATTTGCATATGTTAATCTTTTCGGCGCTCCGACTGGGTCTAATTTAATTCCAGACGCGTCCTGCTCTTCGCTAGTCGTTGTGTTAATGGCAATGTAAGGCTGCACGCCACGGTCAAGATACATTGCCGCCATCCCGTCTGCCCCGTCTGTGCCAAACCACTGACTGTATGGGTGGTCACCGCCCATAACAAAAATAGGCTTCGTGGAGGCACTCTGCAGCACAGGAGCCCCGTCCGGGCCATTAAATTCAACCCCCCCGGAGACATCATTAACTTTCGCCGTAACAATACTCCCAGCAGGAATATCATCATTATCAGCAATGAAAAACCTGTCCTTACCTGTATCATATTTTACATCTAGAATTTGTGCGCCCTGTGACATTAGTTCTCTCCTTCTGCGAATTCTTTAGGTTTCTTGCTGGCCTTGTGCATATAATAAATATTTGCAATCAGGCCCAAAATTGTACAGATTGCACCTACCCCCAACGCGTTTTCATTAAGGTAGCGCATACCTGCGTGAGCTGTATCCCCAAGCAAACTTGCTACAAAAGTGAAGATGGCAGACATCTTCCACAAAAGCTCTGTAGCCACAGCCTTCACAGACGATGATTTCCAATCAATCATAATTGCTGCAACAATCAGAGCCACTGCCGCTGTAACAGCAGCTTTAAGCCCCCCGTTTGTAATCTTAATCATGGACGCTCTTCCCATTCAATTTTAAATACTCCAGTAATAGGAGAGTTGCCGAAATTAGTAAGTCGGTAGTAGCCAGAGGGTGTTGGAGCTACACCTCTGTTATGATCCGATGTACTGCCTGTAGAAATCTGCTGTGCTGTGGCTGAAGGTGCAACAATGCGCACAATATCCCTAAGAGTTCCTCCAGAGATTGTCCCTCCAGAGGTGATAGTAGCCTGAGAGACATACGCTGGGGCTGGCACTGTGGTCATTTCATTTTTAGAAATGATTGGTAGGGCGGTACTCCATGTCCCTGTCGGAGTAGAACCCCTGTAAATCTCAAGTTTTACGCTTCCGCCCTCTACAGACGTTTCCACCGTTTGAATGATAACGTCTGTCAAGCGATCAAACCTGAATGTCTGAGAAGCCCCTGCAGCAAGAGAGTATTCAAAGAATGTTCTGAAAGATTGCCCTAAGAAGAAGCTAGTCTCAGAATTATCTACGCGCAGTCTTTGATACCCTTCCGGCCCAGAGGTAAGCAGTGCAGGAGGCAGGGCAGACACAGAATACTGAGCGCTGGCTCCTATAGCAGACTGTACCAACACAGGGCCGGGGAGACTCATCTTCACCCAAATACTGTTGCCATTAGGGTTCTGTAGGAATACTTCCTCAAACTCTCTGCACAATACACCTAGGCTAGAGGCCGCTGGTTGCGTTGCAGAGGCAATGGCATATAGAGGGTGGCTTGAACAGTTTGTAATCACCAGAGAGCCTGTAATGCCGCTTCCTGAGCTTATGTTTATCCACTGAGATGAGTCAGTGATTTGTATTACTGGCATTTTATTCTCCCTGAGCCATTTGATTTCATCTTTTAGGTTCTAACTGCCATCCACTGAAAAACAGTTTGGGTGGTGTTTGTACGGGTTACTACGGCACTAAAGCCAGTAGTCGTAGGGGCAGCAGAGATTGCATATCCAGTGACAGTGCCCCCCGGAACAGCACTCAACAGCGTCAGGGAAACGAAAGGGGGAGTGGTATACGTCTTAGCAAAAGTCACAGCTTGCGCTGTAGGGGTATTTGCACCTGATGGGGTAATAGTCACTGTACCAAACTCAAACCTGTCGTCCAATTGTTCCTTGGTGACAATAGCTTTAGCACCTCTGGAATAGTTTAACGCAGGAGTGCTCGTGGGAAGTGTTACTGTGCCATCCGTGTAGAACAAAGCGCCGTCCGCTTGTGCAGCGGCGCTCGCACCAATACCAACCCTGCCTTGGATGCCTGCGACGGCGGTTGTGGAGTTTTTGCCAATGGCAAAGAAGCCTAATCCGCCAGATGCAACAGTGTGTCCTGACCCTGCAACGAGAGGGCAGGTTGTCGATGAAACAACGTGTGTCGTCCCTCCAACAATTCCCTTCACAGAAGCAGTGACAGAGTTCTCGCTTCCACAAACAACTGAGGCTGTTGCACCTGACACTGTATTGGTGAAGCCACCAATCATTGCCGTGGCGCTCGATGCCGCTGTGTTACCAGTTCCAGTATAAAGACCACTATAGCAGTTACTCGTGATGTTGACAGACTCGCCCGCGACAAGGGAATTTGTGCAGGTAGTGTCTGTGGTGCAACCGCTTCCGAGCGTTGTGCTGCCCTTAGCTGTGGCTTGGCAGCCATCTCCTGATGCAAACGACGATAGACCTGATGCTGTACATCCTGTTCCGCCTGCGTGAGAGAAAGCCCCAGACGCTATGTTGCTGTAGCCTTCAACGTGAGAGGCTGTACCAGATGCAGTATTTGTACTACCCTCCGCGTGTGAAGATGTGCCGGTTGCTTGACAGTTAGAGCCCTCTACATTAGCGGCGTAGGCTGACGCAAGTGTATTAATACCCACCGCCACAGAATATGTTCCAGTGGCGCCTTTTTGGGTAGCGTTGTCTTCGGAGTAACTCAGATCAATTGCTAGAACACCAATATCATTCTTTGTGCCACGGTTATCCCCGTGACGCCACATACCGGTTGATGTGCCCTCAGTTCCTTCAACTGTCGCAGGGATATAACCTAGTGAGGTTCCACCGCCACCACCATACCTTTAGGAGAGATGGGCATGTTATACTCCTTGTTGTACGCTGACAGATGAGGAGTAGTTGAGAGACTTTAGCCACACTTGTTGCTCTCCGCTACTCACTGCGTACATAACCAAGGGTACTAGCACAATACCGTTCATGTCTGAAGCGGCAGGCTGGAGAGCAATTGTTTTAATCAGGATGTTTCCACCCTTCGGTTGTATCGTCATTGCCGTGCCGAGAGCCATTCCTGTAAGTGTGTTAGCTGAAACCCAAGACGTGCTGGGTATAGTAATATCGTTGAGCGTATCTGCCATACTTCATTCCTTTGCAAAGGGTCTCTGTTTATGAGACATGTTTGGGAGCTAGAATTCAAGCCCTCTGGAGCGACCAAGAGGGCTGGGTAGGAAGTAGAATTCTAGACTCTAAGTATACCACAGAAAGATGCCAATTGCAAGAGATTGTTAATGTTTATTTTCAATAGCAAAAAGCCCGAGCACTCCGGCTAGGGAATGTCGGGCTATGGCGAATGGCAACACCTTCTTTTCTTTGTTTCTCTATTCTTCTCTCCGTCTCGGTAGGAGAGTGTATTACTTATCAACGTACACCTTACAGTATACTTATAAGCCTTTGAAGTATAAATCCTTTAGGAAATTTAGATAGTAGCCCCCTACCCCCAAGCTGGTTTTTAAGTGATTCTACTAGGCCTGTATCCCGAGTAACTTGTTCCAGTGAGAGTAGGAAGCCACCAAACTAAATCATTATCCTTTGAGGTTTCTGATGAGCTTGCTTTGCTGTGTGGACTGATTACCACACCCCCTGTTAGCAAAGATGAACAAACTTCGTTCCATGTATAACGGCATTGTCTCATACAAAAGCTTCAATGTCAAGTCCTTATAAATAAATAATCGTCAGATGTTGACTTCACACTTTATATATGTTATAATGTCTATTATAAGCTTTACATAGGAGTAAAGAATGTTTAGTTGGGCAACAGCAACGATTGAAGAACTAGCTTGGCATATTGCCAAAGTTCCACGACAGCATACTATGGCTGCAATCCGTTATCATAGACGGAAGGGAGATTTGGAAACAGCAAAAAGAATTGAGTATGCTAGGAAGTTGGCTAAGAAGTACAGAGTGCTCGCAATGGCCGAGCAGATTAAACTAGAGTTAGAGGAAAACCAAAATGTTGCGTAGAATGTCTGAAGGGTATATTTATAAGTTGTGGTATGAAGGGGAGTTGGCCTACATTGGAAAGACAACTAATCTTAAAAGCCGGATCAGTGACCACAAGCGGGACAAGTTGTTTGATCGTGTCGAAGCCGCTATTGTCCCGATAGACATTATAGAGGCTGTGGAGATGTCCCTTATTTTTGAACTCTCCCCGAAGCTGAACCGAAATAAAATCCAACGCCTAGCAGACGATGGGGATGAATATAGGACGGAACTCGGTGCTCTTCTATTCGAGGACATGGGTTTTGATAGCCGTTATGTAGATGAGCGGAAGGATTATTGGGCAAAGACTTCTGCTGAAAGGGAATCAATTGAGCGATTAAATACGCTAGTTGCACAGGCACAACCAATAATCGTCGGAATGTGTATAGAACAAACAATTCCAAGGAATGACTGGATAACCGTCGAAACCCTTGAGAGTATTGTTGCAAGCGGCTATTTATCAGAGTTTATTTGGCAAGCGGAGAAGAATAGCCAGTGCTTACGGGAAGCTATTGCAAGACGGTACGAGAAGTTTGTTACTGCCCAATCACTTCCTAGTAGGTATGACACTGCCGAGGATAGGGCTATTGCGATTGGGGCGGTTGTCTGAAATAGCCTTGACTTCCCCAACCCCCTGTGCAATAATGGCTACCTTGGCTAACGTAGGAGGAACACATGAAAGACAGCAACATCGTAGTAGCCCTTAACCGGACACTCACAGAGTATTTTGGTACTCCCTGCCTGTTCCACAGCTTTACCGCCGAGGTTGCCACAGAGATTAGTTACTATACAGGGGCACTGCAGGGTCAGTATGGGGCTACCCTAGAGTTTTACGCAAATAAGCCTCTGCCTACAAAAATGCTTGATTCTGACAGCACTTATGTAGCTGATTCCGAATGTATAGCTACAGAGACTTGCAGTTTTTATAAGCACACCTGTTATGTTCTGCTTGGAAGCCGCTTACGTAAGAAGCTGCTGAAAGTAATGTTGAAGTATAACGCAGGATAAGGAGAACTATCATTACTCGCGTAAACATCGTCCCTGTTACAGAACTAGCCGACCAGCATTTGTATGCTGAGTACCGCGAAATCCGCCACGTCCCAGCTTCCCTCAAGCGCAGCTTGAAAGCTCGTGGCCTGCAAGGTGTGATCAAGGCTATCCCTAAAGAGTTCACCCTGAACACAGGTCATGTACTTTTCTTTATGAACAAGGGGCATTACCTAAGCAAACGCTTCGATGAACTCCGTTCAGAGCTTATCAAGCGTGGCTATAACATCCCTGACGACGTTGTGTTCGATAGCGAAGGGATCTTCGAGCAGCACAAATGTCTTCAGCAAGATTACTTGCCAGATGATAAAGCTTATGCTATCATTCGGCAACGAATTGCAGAGAAGATTGCCCTTAAACGGGCTTGGTATCGTTACTATCGAGAACCTTTGAAGGGGGAATGAAATGACAGAACGAAAACTTGCAGTAGTCAAACGTATTGATGAAATTACACCAATCCTTGACGCAGACGCCATTGAATGTGCTCGCGTAGGCGGTTGGCGCGTGGTTGTGAAGAAGGGAGAATACGAGGTTAATGACTTGGCCGTGTATGTAGAAATTGATGCGTGGGTGCCAACTGCTGTGGCAGGCTTCCTTACAAAAGCAAGACACTTTCCTAAGGAATATGAAGGTATTCAAGGGGAGCGGCTTCGCACTGTAAAGCTGCGTGGGCAACTCTCGCAGGGTTTACTGCTTCCGCTGTCTGTTGTGAATAACGATGACTGGCATAACCAGTATGTGTGCTCCCCAGAGGAAGGGTTTGATGTAACGGGGTTCCTCGGCATCGTTAAATGGGAACGCCAAGAGCTTGCTGGCACATGCTCCAGTGCCAAGGGTAACTTCCCACACTTCCTGCGGAAGACAGATCAGGAGAGGTGTCAAAACCTGTCTCGCGAGATTGCAGAACGCAAGGGTGAAGCCTTTGAGGTGACAATCAAGATTGATGGCAGCAGTCTCACGGCGTACCATTTCAACGGTTCCGAGGGTGTATGCTCCCGTAACATTGAACTAAAGGAAGATGAAGGTAACGCGTTCTGGGCTATTGCCCGTAAGGATCAACTGTTGGAGAAGATTGCAGGACGTAACATTGCTGTGCAAGGGGAGCTGATTGCGCCTAATATCCAGAGCAACTACGAGAAGGTTACTAAGCCGGAGTTTCATTGCTTCAGTATCTTTGACATTGACGCACAGGAGTATTTGCTGCCAGAGGTTCGCCGTGCTTTGTGCAAAGAACTTAGCATCCCTCACGTTAAAGTGCTTGACAGCAACTTTGTGTTGGATCACACTGTTGATGAACTACTTGCAATGGCAGAAGGCGAAGGCATGAATCCACAGGTGAAGCGGGAGGGTTTGGTCTTCAAAAGTAATACCTCACAGTTCAGCATGAAAGCAATCAGTAATTCGTACTTGCTTAAAGAGAAATAACCCTTGACTTTCTCTCATTAATATGAGATAATGCCGTTAATGCCTCTCCAACCAAAGGAGTAATCCAATGCACAAACTTATCGCAATCCTTTTACTGGTTTTGTTCTCCCAGCTTTCCGTTGCACAAGAAAATGAAGGCCGTCCTGTGGCTATGTATCAAGATACGGAGGGCAATGTACTGGTAGTAACTGACCGAGCCTGTATCCTTAAGGGTGTTGCAGACACTTCAGCAAACACTCTTATCTTACATACGACTAAAGGTAAAAAGGTAGGGTGCATTGGCAAGGTGAAGGATAAAGTGATAGCCGCTTTTGAAGAGGGCGACTCGATTAAGGTGTTTGATATTACTGGTATTAGATTTAATAAGCTTGAGGAAGTGTAAATACAGGGCCGGTAATTCACTCGGCGAGAATACAGACCTCATAAGTCTGAAGGCAGGGATCATAACCCTGACGGCCCACCAAACAACGCAGGATTAGCATAAAGGATAGTGCAGCGGAATTCTACTCCGCATTGTGGGGATTCGATTTCCTCATCCTGTACCAATAACGAAAGGAGCCTACAATGGAAATTTCACCAAGCAACGGATGGGGAACTCACCAAGTAGTTGCAACCATCACAATCAAGGAGTTGGGGCGTGTGTATGCAATGTACAATCACTCCTCCACAGTGGGTGTTAAGCTACACAAACAAGAAGTGCAGGGATTCCAGCTCATCTTCGGAGATAGTTCCTTGGATGGAATAAAAATGTTGCACACTGTCGCTATACAGTTCTTGAATCGTACAGCTTCGTTGCAGCCAGAAAGAAATATCCGTGTGAATATTGAATTAACAATGTAACGAAAGGAACAAAATGACAGAAGAAATTAACGTATCTCCCGAAGTTGAAGCAACCGAAGAATTGTCCCCTGCAGCAGCCAAGAAGAAGGTGATGCTGCAAGCACGTATGGCTCGTGGGCGTCGTCAGCTAGAGCTGAATAAACGTCCTCTTCTGGAAACTAAGCAGATTGTAGCAGCTTCGCTCTGGGACTACACCAATGATCTTGCAGACGCTCTTGAAGAGGGCTATGAGATTTCATCTAAGAGTGAATACTTCCCAACCACTGTAGGCCATTTGTTTATGTGTACAGTGCTGCTGTTTGGGGAGATCCCTGAGAAGAAGGTTTCAGAGGAGACTAAGGCGCTTATGGAAGAGTTTCCAGAGCAAGCGGGCAAAGCAGTGGATGAACTTCCGCAGGAGCCTAAGAAAACAGGGCGTCCTAAGAAAGCTGCATAAATGGAAGACACCTACGAGATCAGGCTCTTCGATAGCCAATGGGTGAATGTTGTTAATCACGCAAGGTGCTACGAAGGATACTCTGTAGAAGATGCTGTTGCTGAAGCAGTTAAGCTAACTGAGCAGTATATGGCGATGAACTTTAAGGAAGATAATTGGCCGAAGTGTAGATACAGAGAGGAAGTATGAAAACATACAAAGTGATCTCAAAACTCTCCAGCCCAGAGTTTTACGATAGTTTAGACTATGGCACAACTAATGTGATTGGTTGGCTGTATGATTTGAGTGAGAACACCTCCGCCATCATCCTTGCAGATGGCATCTACGATAAGCTCACGACACATGCGGCATTCAAACAAACTTTTACATTTCAGGCTTTTCTTTGTCCTGTAGCAAAGGCTTTTCTGTTCGCTGGGAAGTGGTACTGCGATGAATCTTCTGTAAATCCGCTGTTAGTTTATGCAGGTGATGTGAATAAAAAGTAGGTGTTGCTAACAAGAGGCCCTTCGGGGCTTTATTTCTGAGGAGATCGAATGTCGAGAGCTAATCGTGCTAAAGGGCTAGACGATGAATTGGCGGAGCTGGGAATTGTTGCTCCACGGAAGCGTACACGTGCTGTAAAAGTGAGTAATGGTGACCCACACAGCCCAAAAGAAAAGTTTGTATCCGCAGAAGGTATCCCTGCCATGTCTGTAAAGACTACGCTCAGTCCTCGTGGTGACAATCAGAAGAAGTTGCTTGCATATCTTCGTGAAGGACGTAAGATTGTATTCGGAATGGGTGTGGCAGGTTCTGGGAAATCACTAATCTCTGCTTACTATGCTTCAGAACTCCTGCGTACAAAAAAGGTGGAGAAGATTTTTCTTGTACGAGCCAATGTGCATTGCGGGAAGTCTGTTGGTATGCTAAAAGGAGATCTTGACCAGAAACTTTTTCCATTCCTTGCGCAGACCTTAACTCACTTGGAGAAGTTCCTCGGGAAGACATTTGTTAATTACTGCCTAGAGAAGAAAGTGATTGAACTCTGTGCCGTTGAATACATGCGTGGCACCTCATTTGAAAATTGTTTTGTAATTTGTGAAGAATCACAAGGTCTTACAGAAGATGAGTTTGAAATGATGATGACACGGGTTGGCGAGAATGCTCAGTTGTGCTTCACAGGGGATCAGCGTCAAGTGGATCTTAAAGAAACAACGGGCCTAGCTAAAACTCTTGCGCACATTGAGAAAGTTAAGAAGGAACGGCCTGAGTATCTTGATACAGAGGATATGAACGAGTTTCTTACAAATATGGGTGTGGTTACTTTCACATTTGAAGATGTGCAGCGCAGTAAGATGGTGAAGGCGTTGACGAAGATGTATTTTCACAAGTAAAGGAGCCCTAATGAAAGTAACAATCACAAAGCTAGTAAACAACATTGCCATTGAGCACTCTGTAGAAGGGACACACGAAGAAATTGTTACGATGCTTGTGTTTCTGAAGCTTGCGGAGTATGCAAATGGTGGGATTGCTAAAGCTCCAGCAGTCTGGGGTGGAGTATACGTAGGAGATAGTGCGAGGGAGCAAATTATTCCGCTAAAGCAAAATAAGGAAGGTTTTCTCTCCACGAAAATTGATCTGGAGAATACCAACTACAAGATCACAGCAGAGGATATTGGTAAAGGGTTTAGAGATGCTTACCGTCACGGTGGAATTCTTTCACGATAACAAATAGGAGATTACATGAAATTTAACTACGGTAACACCACGAAGAAGTCTCCTAATAAGTCCATCACGCGAATGGGCGACACAATGGGTAGCTTCGGCACCTCAGAGTTCCCTGTGCTGGCCTCTCAAAAAGTAATCAATCGCTTCAGCATCTTTATTGACAACTGCTTGGAAGACGTTCAAGAGATGCGCCAAGCTGTTTATGTACTGGGACTTGCACAAGACGAGGATGAAGTCACTATTTATATTAATAGTCCCGGCGGCTCTATTGATTCTTGCCAGATGCTCATGCAGGCTATGCAGCAATGTAAGGCAGAAATCTTTGTACAAGGCTCTGGGACTATTGCCTCTGCTGCAGCAATCATTTTGGCTTCTGCAAACTCTTTCTCCTTAGAGCCGCATACCTCTATCCTTTATCACACGGCCTCGGGAGGCACTTACGGGGCTATGAAGGACAACGTTGAGTACTCTGTATTCAGTAAGCGTCAGGTTGAGCGGTTTGGAAATTACCACACTGCGGGCCTATTCTCACGCGCTGAACTCAACCGGATATACAATGAGAAATTTGAGCACTGGATGGATGTTCAGGAATTCTGCGAGCGTTTCCGTAGAAAAGTTGCATGTGTGGATATTGTAGAAGACGTTATTCAGGAGATGGGTATTTCTTATCAGGACATCACGCCAGAAGTATTCACTGAAATGATGTTGGATGCTGTTGAAACGTACGATGCTACACAACTGGAACTGGCAGCACAAAAATCAAAGCGCAAACCCGCTAAACGTAAGCAGAAGCCCGTAGCTCTCCCAGATCAAGGCTGTTCAGGCTCTTGCGAATGTAAATAAGGAATAGCCCCGCCTAACTAGGCGGGGCTTTAATGCTTGACAAAGCAATCAGAATGCAGCATAATGTGTGCTACACACTCAAGTAAAGGAGATACAAATGTTTGGATATAAAGTACAGATTGAGTCATATTGTATTCACAGCGAGCGATCAGATGAGGAGTATGGCCCGTGGAGTTCAAGCTACAGCAATAGGTTTGATTGTGTTGCTAAAACAGATAAATATCCAGACATCTCTTCGTCTCTGGATATTGCAGAGGGAGAAGATTGCCTTGTTGTCTGGGCTGAGTGGTCTTCTGGGGACAGCTTTGGAAGTGGAGATCGCAATAATACGGAAGCTGTAGCAGTCTTCAAGGACTATTCCTGCGCTAAATTGCTGAAGGAATTGCTCCTAAAACACAATGACGGCAATAGCGGCCATGAGTTTGAACACACTTTCAGCGATGGACAAACTATCAAGCTGAGTTGGGTTCCTTGGAGCGGTTATTTTGAAACGCTGAACGAGATCCGCGTTGAAAAGACTTTCGTGCAATGAAATCCATCAAATACACACGCACAGCAGCATACGCAGAAGCCTCTCTCATCTTGCTTACACATGCTAATGCAAGAATGGTGGCTTGGAGCATGATCAAATAACTAAAGGTTATATTGTTGCAACGGAGGAACTATGAACAAGAAGCAACGTGATAAGAATCGCACTACAGCGGAGCTGAACAAGATAGTTAAACTGCGGCCTTGTCCAAACTGTGGTAGGCTGACCAATTATGGACACTTTGTTCCTCCGGGATTCGGGGACGCTGGGCACTATATTTGCTACATGTGGGAGGAGTAATGGCAGATATTTTCTTCATCAGTGATACACACTTTGGTCATCAAGGCTCTTGTAACTTTCTACGTACAGATGGTGTAACAAAGATGCGTCCGTTCGACACATCAGAAGAGATGGACGAGATTCTGGTAGAAAACTGGAACAAGGTTGTGAAGCCTTTCGATAAGGTGTATCACCTCGGAGATGTATCCATGAAACGCAAGGATATTGCGACTGTAGGGCGCTGCAACGGGAAGAAAGTGTTGGTGCGAGGCAATCACGATATTTTCAACTTGACAGATTACACACCCTACTTCTACGATATTCGTGGAGTACATGTAATGCCCGCACGGGACATGATTTTGTCGCACATTCCGTTGCACGGAGAGAGTATCGACAGGTTCCGTATCAACATTCACGGACATACGCACGAGAAAAGTGTTGGTTCTTTACAACATTGTTGCGTTTGTGTCGAGCAGATTAACTACACGCCAATCAGCTTAGAAGAACTGAACAGCAGAATTAATAAGGGAGAATACTAATGACTGACAGCAAATACAAAGTGATTACCCCTGACGGGATTCATTTCACCACAATCAATCCCCGCCTTGTCGCAAGACAAGGTATCTCTGACGAGCAGCTTGAGATAATTAAGGCCTTGCACGTTGAACGCTACGAGACAGAACGTGTCATGGAAACTGCTGCTGTCGAAGACTTGAAGGATTTGGCTTCATACCTTGTAGGCATTGACCAGAGGCTTCAGCACGCGTGGAAATTTGAGTATAACCCTAACATGTATCGTTTCTGGGATGTTCCTCGTTGTTTGTGCCCTAGTGTTGACAACTCAGATCGTTATCCCACAGGCTTCTACATCATCAACAAGAGGTGCCCACTGCACGGAGGCTAAACATACATCTTCGTATGTAAATAATCCTTGACAAGCACTTTACAATGAGCTAATCTTCACACATACCAACAGCACATAGGAGAACATCATGCTTAAAATTGGGAAGCTGAAGATTGATTATTTTTACATCATGGCCTTGACAGCTTGCGCTGTGTTGTACATGGTGCTTCCAGATAGGGCGTACGATCTTGTAGCTTGCACCACAGTCGTTGTTGGGCTGGGGATTGTTGACACTATTTTGAATATGAAAGAGGGAGAAGAGAAATGATTGATACGAAGATTAAACCGATTGCGTGGCAAGTCCGCTACATGGGCGATGACCACCAGTCTGGATACTGGCGCAGTGTCGAGAATGTGTCTTGGGCTGAGACAACGTACGCCATGCCTAACCACACAGATGATCATGGCTATCAAGTCAGGCCCATCTACGACGAATCCGCACTCGAAGCTGCCCGGCAGGAAGTCCGGGACGCCATTGAGGCGGTGAGCGTGGAGCCGGTGGCTTGGCACCTTGACGCAGAGACAGCGAAGTTTCTGGCAGACATGATTATGGCTGACGCCCCAGACGAGCCGACAGCCATAACTCTTCGCGTTGGTTTTATCGAAGACGACGAAGGTAATGTTTCTCACGGCCTATTGGTTGAAGACTTTGAATATCCGGAGGAAGGTGCGTCTATGTTGGTGCGCTGCCCGGCACTCGTCCCCGCAACCCAACTACAGGTCGCGATGGCTAAGGTGGCTGAGTTGGAGTCGAAACTTACCAGTATTGGGAATGCAACTACTTTGCACGGGATCATTGGGCAATTAGAGGAAGCGCGAGGTGAGTCTGCGTTTCAGTACGAGCGTGCAGAAGAAGTAAGAAAGGAGCGCGACCAACTCCGAGCCGCAATCGACGCGGCTGTGGCGGAAGAGCGGGAGCGAACTAAGCAGGACTGTATAAAAATCTGTGAGGCCCAATATTCTGGAGTACGTCATAGGGATGACTATGATAACGGACGAGACGCAATGGCAGCATACCTTGCGGATGAACTTGGGCTGCTAAAATGACCCACCTACTAGAACTCATCATCCACTTCCTCTCAGGCTCTTGGCTAACGTTGCAAATGCCTTGGAAGGATCTTACAATTGTCCCTGTGCCTGAGCAAGCAGAGGCAGAAGTATTCTATACAACAATCATGAAGGAGAATTGAAATGTCCCCGGAGAATATCTACCAAGCAGAAACTATCATATTGGCCTATGTACAGGCGGAATACGTGAAGTATTCCTCTCTTGTACAGGCAGAGCGTAATAAGCCTCGAAAGAGCTTCTCCTACAGCGATAACCTGAAGCGGATGGGGGAATTGCAAGTGGTGCTGAATGAGTTGAACGCAGGACTTGTACAAAAGAGCTTCTCCTAGAGAACTAGGAGGCTCAGGAAGCCCTATTAGACAGGGCTAGAAGCTGTTTATTTAGGTGGGCAGCTATACCCCTAGCTTGGATGGCTCAGAAGGGCTTAAAACGCCTATAAATCGTTAGGAGGAGTGATGCGTGAAAATAAACCCCTAGAGGACTCTGTACTCCAGAATATCTCTGAGCTGGAACAGAGGATTGATGCTTTGCAGGGACAGAATGAGTTGCTAATTAAGTTTGTTGAGGTACTCTTGAGCGAGAAGCCCCGTTACAATACTCTGCCAGAGATGAAGAAGATTCTTGAGGAACTATGGAAATGAAAACAAAAGAACATTGGATGTTAAATTACGGGAAGATGCCAGAGTGCC